TATTCTACCTTACGGAAAAGGTTTTGTCAACAACTTTCTTAATGTCTAAGTCATTGATTCTAAACGATTTTGAAAAAAAAGTTCAAAAATCTTCTAAGTCATTGATTCTAAACGATTTTGAAAAAGTCAATAATATCAATAACTTATCCAGCGACACCTGAGGCTGACCGACTAGCTGGGTGATATACCGCATGATCATCCTCAATAATCATAAATTCATCATTCCAGCTGAAGGCCTCCTTGACCACTGGGGCAGAGAGTCCTTTGTACAACTGATGCAATTTCTTGTCTTTTGCAGCGATAAGAATCGCTGCTTCACTCTCATGTAAGCCCTCCAACAACTGAACAAACATTGATTCACGTTTGTTTTGATTGATCTGATTATCCCCACCACGAATAAAATGATATAACTTACGAGATTCATATGAAAGAGAAGTATGTTCTGTTCCAGCTGGTGCATCATTACGAACATATGGAACCTCTCCTTTAGGAAGAGCCCATTCAATTTTCGGATCAAAAGAAGATTTAATCACCATTCGCAATGCATCGTGATCATATTCTCGTAGAAGTTCAACCTTATCCTGCTTAGTCTTGACTTTTGAAACCTTTTCCAAGATTTCTGATATTAGTAAATCCATTTTAAAATTCTCCTATAGATTCAGTGAGATTCTTTAATCTCTTTTGTATGAAGTAATTTAGTAGTTTGCTACGATCATTATATGGAGCTTCTTTATATGTATTTATTATCTCCATAGAAAGTTCTTTAGGTGTATATGTTAAATCAATTAATTTACGATTTCTTTGATAGTTTCTTTTTACTTCATCATTTGGAGCGACATCTTCAAAATGATGTTCTATCCATGATGAAATTTTCTTTTTAGCTAAAGGTTTTTGCCGTAGTCCATCTGTAAATGTATTGTCGGGAGATAATACATTAGGAATTCCATCACTAGAATCGCCTTTAAAAATATGTTCTTTAAGAAAATTATCAGGACTTTTACCATTTATCATATTTTTAGTAATTGGACTATATTGTTTTACATTAGGATATTTTTGAAGTTGAATAAAATCTTTATCTCCAGAAAGTATCATTATCTCATCTGAATATTCTGAACAAAGTGTTCCTATAATATCATCAGCCTCGGCACCATATACCTCTAAAAACTTATAAGGCATATTTTCTTTAAATTCATCTTTTATTTGGTTCAGACAAGAAAAAATTGCCGTCCAATCATGGTCAGATTTTTCTCTACTCTTTTTTCTTCCAAATTTATATTGTGGAAAATAATCACGCCGCCAATAATGTTTAGAGTCATAACATAAAACTAATTCACCAAACTCTGATAAAAATCGTGTACGATACATACGAAGAGAATTGAGAATCATATGTCTCACCATTCTCTCATCAATTTCTTCTGACTTATTCAGATTCAAATGCATCATTATGCTTGCCATAGCAATCTGATTCATATCAACTAAAATCATTATTCAACCATCATATGAGCATTAAAACTCATACTTCTTCTTTCACCTTTAACGTGAAAAGGATATACAAAATGTTTTAGATATGATGGAAATAAGAAAAATTTGCCGACAACTGGATTAAATTTAAGAGAATCACTTCTAAAATCACAAGACTCTCCATACATAAATTCAATTAAACCATTTGATGGATAATGATCTTGATGATCTTCCACAATTTCTTTATTCATATCTTTAGGAAGCTTAAGATATACAACTCCTGAGAAATTTCCACTATGTTTGTGCCAAGGATTATAATCCCCTGCATATTGACTAACCATCCAACTTTGAGTTAAGTGTATATTTTTTAATGTTGGTTTTTCAATTTTTTTACCATCAACCATTTGTTGACCAGCAACCAATTTATTCCAAGCATATGCTCGGTGTTTTTTTATACTGTAATTAAGAAAATCCAAACAAGCCTGTTTCATAATATTTCCTAAATATTTTTTTTCTTCTTTATTTGATATTGGAATTTGAATTTCTTTATGAACTTTACCAACAAGATTATTTGACCAATCCCATTGTACGCTCTTTTTATCATCATTTAATACATCATCACCAACTCTATTGATAATATCAATAAATTTTTTGGGAGCTGTTGATTGCATAATTATAGGACTAAATGGCATAAAAAATTCACGACCATTATATATATCACCAGAGCCTATATCAGTCAGTAATTTTTTATCATCATTCGTCATCATTATTTTCTTTACACACTTCAAAAAATTTCATCAATAAATCTGAATTAACTTCACTATGAATATTATTATCAGGATCAACTGTAACTTCTACAAAACTTTCAAATATTTTTTGCGTTAGATGAGGAAGTCCCATACTTCTATATATAGTTCCTTTTACAAATTCAATTAAAAGCCCTACATCACGAATAAAATCTTTATTACTAACATTAATTTTATTTTCACCTATAGTATGAATCATTTGAACAATAACAGTTCGCGTCAATTCTTCAGCAAAGGCTATATTTTCTTGAAGTTCAATTGCGTCTTGATCAGGAAGATGAACTTTTCTTTTTGTTTTTGACCACGGGCCTTGAATTATTTCTGCGCTTGGTTCTTTGTTTTCTTGGTCGCTCATTAGAAATAATACCCTTACTTTCATTAAACATTTCTTGTGTATATACGCAACCCATATCTGGATAAAAAGTTCCTATGTTTCTTTTTGGATCACCATCCTTATCATATGCTAAAGAATAACAACTCCAACGAATTTTATTTTGTTGATGTTCTCCATAAAAAATATCAATCCAATCACCCGTTCTAAGATACGTTTGCATATGTCTTATATATCCTTCATGATATAATTGTCTTGCAAGAGCACCTTTTATATTTTGTCTTGAAGCACTACGTTCAACGGATGCAAGTTCTTTTTGTGTCTTAATCCATTGTTTAACTTTTTTAGGAGCAACTGGATGTTCATCTGGCAGATCACGAATACTTTCATGAACGCCACTCAAACCATAATCAGGATTTTTTTCTGCTCTTACTGCGCGAGCCTTTTTTAGACGTTCTGCTGCAGCCTTTTTTTGTTCCTCGGTCATAGATTTACGAGGTTTGCGTTTCTTAGGTGCTTTCCATCCACTGTTATCAGTTTCAGATATAATTTTACGTTTTACCATTAAAACCCTAATTCTTCTATACGTTTTTTTTGTTCTTTTTTATATCTACGAATTGCTGCAGCTTTAGCGTGTCTACGTTTTTCACCCTTTGATACATAATGTTCTCGTTCTCTTAATTCATTGAACAATCCATCTTGTTGCAATTTCTTCTTGAGAATTCGCATTGCTTGATCTACATTATTATTACGAACTTCGACTTTCATTCCAGTAAAGTGGTCTTCAAATTTCATTAGTGGCGCACCGCATCAAAAGGTAAATATACATTGTTGTTAGTATTGTTATCAGACAGATATTTCTGCACCTCAACAATAGTTTCTTGCCAAGAAGACATATATGAATCGCCAATCCATTCATCATTTTCAAAATAACGAATTTCTATAGCTATATCATCATCTTCTAGATCATGAGAGAGTTCGACATGTTTTGTTAAGTTTATCATATTATAAATTATATCAGACAAAGAAGAATTTGTCAAGTAGTATTTTAAGATTTTGCTTCTCGCAACGCTTTAGCGATCAATGCAGAAACTTGAATAAGTTCTTTCTCACCATCCTTATCAGTGATGGTGTGAATAAATCCATCGTTTTCAAGCTTTTCTAAAAGTTTTGTTGCAATGGGGTCAATACAAGATTTAAAAGTTAAATTTCTTGCAAGATAGTAAGAGCCAACCATACATCCCATTGCTATTACCGTATGTAAAATCATATCCATGTTAATATTTATCCATGTTGTTTATCATCTTATATACTATACAACAAAAAGAAGGGTTTGTCAAGTATTATATTATTTTTTTCGTTTTTGTTGTTCATGAATTTCTATTATAGTATTAATTTTTTGATCTAGTCTGATCATATCATTATCTAGCATTCTCACCCTATCTATTAATTTTATCAATGTACCAATGGCTT